CCCCTTTTGACAAAATTGCACACGGGGACAGTGAGCCTGACTGATTCAGCACCAGAAGTACAGTTCAACGTGCACAAGACGAAAGCACCAAAAGGTCTCGAATTCATGAAGACGAAGTCAGATTTCAAGATGTAGAACCTGTCTCTGTGCTTGGTGTCCCCCAACGCTTCACCTAAGTTCATAATCCTATCCCCTACTCTAGGAGCATATTTGTCCCACTCGCTGTAGTCATAGTCCACTGATCTATCTGAGTTGCCCAAGATGCAGTGAACATAATACTTCCTCACCCTGTTGTCCTTTGCCTTGCACGGGATCTCATAGGTCACATGAATGTACCTGTTGTCTACTGTGGTCTGTTCTTTGTTGTACCAAGACATTCTTACAGAAATCTCGGAATCCTCACTAATAGAGCAAAGTGCCTCCCACTCTGCGCCATTTGCCATGTTGTTCCTGACTTGCCTCCACGTCAAGATACACCTGTGTGATCTCAGATGCGATCTCGAGTCTGAAAACGGATTGGGTCTCATCGACAATGCAGACACGACAGAGTTCAGGGCTAGGGAGGCTCTTATGGCATCGTAAAATGAACTGTCATCCCTAACTGAAACCTGAGCTGGCTCCTCTGCAGCATCGTCATACACTAGTCCATTGAGGCTATACCCCTTCGCCTGTCTTACTCTGGTTTTCTCTGGGGCCAATCCTTCTGCATCAAACTTGCTGTAGTATGTCTTGAATTTGTCCTCTAGCACTTCGTCAAATGTGTTTATCAAGATTCCTGATACCATGGAGGTGTCAACGCCTGAATCATAAGTGATCTGAAAGCCCCCTGTGAAGTTCCATCCTGCAACTGTTCTGAGGTACTTGTCCAGAGGGGAAGTGGGGTCCGAGTTGGCTATAGACGACACAAATGGTAATGTCTCTCTTCTTATGTGGTTGTCCTTAACAAGCCTCACGTACGACTCCACTCTCTTCAAGTTTTCCAGAGTCACTTTGAAGTCACCTGTGAGGAGATCTGCTGAACCCCTTGTTTTTTGCCTGTAGTATTCCGAGCTCATATAGTCAGTGTCCAAGTGTGAGGACAACGATGCCTTCATGTTCTGCGCTAAGTCACCCGAATGCTGCAAGCTGGTTATGACCTGGAATTGGACGAATTTGGACGATTTCTCTTTGTTCTCTGGGGTGACCACCGCTCTGTATGATGCTGCAAGGTTAACCATATTTGCAGAGAACCTAGCCAACTCCAAGCTCACTAAAGTGGGTTTCCCGTGGTCCAAGACTCTCCACCTCTTAGAGTTTTCTTCTATTGCAACCATGACGTTCCTCTCGTCTACTGGGGAGTTGGGTTCTTCTGAGTACTTCAGCCCTAGTGCCTTATCGACTCTGGACATCATGGCACTCAAGCAACCTTGTATGAATGTAATCTCCCTGAACCCCTTCTGCTCAGTGGCAACATAGCAAGCTGTGAAGAATGACTTCCTGGTCCTGTAGTCAGGTGAGAACTCGAAACCAGACATAATCCTGTCCT